TTGGATCAAAATAGCCATGTAATCCCCATGACTTAACGCGCATTTAGTAAAAGAATCGTAATCGAAGCATCGCGTAACTGGTAGTCCACTCACAAAAGAGACGACCAGTTAAGCGCACTTGTGAGAACAAAATATCTTATATTAAATGAAGCGTGTGGTGCGCAAAATAGCAAAATTATATACATAATCTGGAAAACCACGAAAACCAGAGAGCTATTGAATAAATAAATTTAAATAGGATACAGTGCTGTGTTTGCTGCATAACCAATTAATGGTTGTGTAGAAACAAACAGCCCCAAATCAAAATCATCCGCTATCTGTCTCTGTATGTTAAGAACAACATAATTAGAGGCATTCGAACTAGTAGCAATAATCGTTTGCTCAGCATTGTTAGCTGGGAAATAAGTATTATTATAATTCGAAATGAAACAGAAGGGATCGATTTCGATTGGTGTAGAGTGTGAAGCGCTATAATAAGGAATATGCGTTTCAAGAGCACCCTGGACGGTAGAACTAGAAACAATTTGATTGTTCAACATATTTATTTGATTTCGAGTAGCGGAAGTGTCATTTGTTAAAATTGTGACAAGTCCTCCTTGATATTGTAAAAAGGATGATACAGAACAATCTGCATTGGATGCGGAATTGTATACTTTAGTAAGTACACCACCACGCCGTAAAGCGAAAAGTGGCACTAACCAAGAGTACATATCGATGAAATTTGCACCGGGAGTGGGTAAATTTGGTGCAGCGGCTCCATTCAAATAACTTGGTATAAAACAAGCTGTTGGTGTGAAACGAAAAACTCGATCTCTAGAAGCTGCAGCAAAAGTGGTCGACGCTAAAAGCGAAGATCTCTTAAGCATTTGCCTTAAAGATGTTATCATCTCACCTATAGTGTAAAGTGAGCTCGTTCCTTGATCATCGGGGGAACCTGAGGGATTTATTGAGTCGTGAACGCTGCTAATTCTGCCAGCGTTTCCTCTAGACACGACTTGAGTACCGGGACCTTGGGCCTCGACGGATGAATGATCTTCTTTATACACATTGGACTTAATGTGAACTCGTTTAAGAGTGGGTCCTGGATATTCATCGTCGTAAGCTTCTGGGCCGTACGCAATTACGGGCACATAACCGAGATCATTGGAAAGACCTGCCAATTGGAAGTCCTTTCCACCACAAACTTCAACCAAACAATTAATTGAGGAGGAGACGGAGCTAGGTGCTACTAAGGGATTAAGAACGAACAAGTTTAAGAAACCTGTACGATCAAGTTGTGTGTTTGTGCGCCAAGGTGTTCCTGACACAAAGGGTACCTCAACTTCAAATTCATTAGACTCTCGCACATCCCAAATCCACCTATAGGTGTATTGAGCATTAGCTTGAGCAAGCGCGTTTGTTCCATCTGGGTTGAATGAAATCATAACACGTCCTGAATGATATTCAGTCTTGGCAACCATAAATCTAAATTTAATCGCTCCACGCCAATATTGATGCATCATTGCGAGATATGACATAGGAGGGAAAGCATACAAAGTGTAAGTACCAGATGTTAAAGTAACCGTATAAGTATTACTAAAATCTCGTGGTCGAATTGGTATGGACAAAAGATTTGTGTTCACAGCAGTAGCTGTGGACCAAGAAAATTGTGTAAGGTAACCTGGAATAGAAGTGATGTACTGCATTGACATTTCATCAATATCAGTGCCAGCAAAGCCTGGAAGTCTTGCAACTTTGTTAGAAAGGAAAAGACCATGACTATCCGAATTATCTTCGGTATCACAATTATTTGCATGTGACAGTATTTTTGGTACTATCGCCATACGAGGTTTAGTTGTTACTGGATTTGAAAATCCAAATGAAGCCAACAACTTTGAAGTGGCTCCCAAAAACCAAGCTGTTGGGGCAGCGATTGAGGTCAATAATGGAACTTTAGAAAGATCACCAAATGCTCTAGAAAAATGACCAGTAGCGCTCGAAAGAACACCACCATCATCTTCATTATCTGCTGGATCATATTTCTTAGATTTAGGTCCACCACTGCGAGTTTTGCCACTCTGAGCAATTGGGAACACAGGTTCAACATCTTCGAAATGACACCAACAAGTAACTTGAGCATTACCACCGACAAAGGGAGAGTAAACTGTTGCTCTAAATTGAGCCCAATCATAACTATACTCTTTACGTTGATAAAAATTTTGGGGTGAAATAAAAGGAATTCTGAATACAACTTCAGATTCATTAGAAATATTCATACGGACTGAAGGTAATTGACTTTTAAATGCAATATGTTTATTAACCTGCTGTAATTTAGTACTTGCAATCCCAGGGAAAGGTATATAGTTTAATAATAATATACCTTGCTGAAAACGCTGGGCATTAACTTGGAGACGAACCACACAAGTAGCTCGGAAACCAAAGAAACCAGACATTTTATCAGCAATCATAGGATTAGCTAACATTGCAGAAGGAACATTCATAGTAATGAGGTCAGTATTCTGAGTTGAGGTTGTGTCCCAATTAGTTGTGCACCCGGCACAAATAACGGGACGGGAAAGAAAATCGCGAATATCATGAAACCTATTCTCTTCAGGACCAGCCTTAAGAGGATAAGGTATATCACAGGGTTCACCAATATCATTAACAGTAGTAGGAATATCAGAAGTAAATGTTACAGTTTGCTGATTATCAACGACAGCTCGTTCAATATTAATTTCAGGAGTTTCAGCTGGTTAAATATACAATATTAATGTTAACCTCAACATAAATAAGGCTTTCTAGTAGTCTAGATATTGGAGGATTGCTCCTAGGCACCTTGACAAGTAATGTTAAATAACAAACCTATATACACTAGCCAAAGCAGTAACACCACACAGTTGGGGCTAGAAAGAAATTTATACCTGTGTGGGAGAGTTCAATTGGCTATTCAGTAGAACATGACCTCGTTCAAAACGAGGTCACGCACTGCTGCGTGGTCATTAATGGGATCAAAGAAATTAAACTTATCTTCCATAATTGGACGAATTAACGCCATCTTTTCATTATACACATCGATTGGATAAAGTGAAAGTTCACGCTTCCATGAACCATAACACTGTTGAACAGTTGTTTTAAAATCCGAACGACCTCTAACATAATTAAGCATTTGCTCGATAACTTCAAACTCCAAAGGAGCTAAAGTTCGATTACGCACTTTGTCATGTACAAAGGATCGTTTAAGAAAAGTAACATCATTAATACTGCGAAAAACCGTAACACTATTATTAACATCTTTATGTTCATCAGTATACGTTAAGCCATAACTAGCCATACAAGCAGTCAAATTAGTGATATTAAAAACTTCTTTAACAGCATCATGAACTGAAATAAGATTATCATCGCCATAAGTACATGCTCGTACAAAAGTATCAAAACGTTTAAGACTAGATAATTCGCAATCATGACAATCAACCCAGGCCATTCTAATAACAATATTATTATAAATAGAATTACAAATTGTAGTAAAGGGATTACCAGAAGGCATACCCTTATGCCACATATAAACAATATCACCAAAAACATGGACTGAGTTATAAAGCTCAAGCCACAAAATTTGTCTCACTTTCTGATTTTCTTCACAGTCATTATACCACATATTAATCATTCTTAAGATGTGATCACCAATTTCAGCAAATTGTGTTGAATCCCAACCACTATAATCACCAGCAATGAGATTATCACCAACTTCTCCTAAGACATGTTTGAGATTATCCCAATCTTCAGAATACGGATTGGTACCAACAGCAACTCCATTTTGTATACGATTTTCCATTAACCATGCAGAAAAATGCATAAAATATTGACGAAAAACAACAACAAATGGTAGAGGAGCACCTGAAATAAGACGTGTTTTACCAATACGAACACGTTCAAGAGGACGACATTCATCCTTAAGATGATCAGCATAAATATGCAAACAACGTCTACCTTCTTTGGCTTCAGATATAATGAATTCACACCTTTCTCTAAGTGCTATACATTGGGGACTATCAAATTCATAGTCACCTTCTTCACCAAACCAATGTTTCTTACCTTTTGAACCAAATGGTCTTTGAGCAGTCATTGGGAAACCTGGACTTGTACCTCTGGGAATACCAGAAATAAAATCATTACCAGGAATACCAGCGACACTTTCTTCAAAAGTAAGAAGTTCTTTATATTCAGGTTTCTTGGAATTCTGCATAATGAAACTATAATAATTATTAGTACAATAACGAATAAGAATATCAGGAATACATTGTTTAGCACCAGAATATTTAAGAATTGAATTTTTAAGTGGACGGACACGTTCACCATCTAAATCAAAATCTGTAAGACGAGCTGGAGCACGCGTCGCAGGTGCTAAAACACCATGCAATGCAGCAACTTTAACCATCTCAGTCTTAGTAGCCTGACTACAATAGACATTACTACGTCCAAGAATCAAAAACTCATCATTAAGTTTCCAACCATCAAATTCAGGTTTAAGTAACTCTTCATCAAACACTGGGCCTTGAATAGCAGTAAAATCTTTAATTTTAGCAATGGCAGCTTCAATTTCAGATCTAATAGTAGTAACAGAGTAACCATAAGGTAAATATTTATTACCAGCCACATGAACACCAAGAATTTTACCAGGTCCCGATTTGGGGTCTTGCAAAACAACAAAAGATCCACAATCACCACGTTCAGTCTGAACACCAACACGAAAAACTTGGGAACAATCCAAAGATTTCTTACCAAGAGTATATTTAATAGGACCAGTTATCATGGTAGCTTCACACTCATTAGCAACAAATTCACCCTCTTCATTAACTATATACATAACACATGAAGGATAAATAAAATCTTTAATTTGATCTTCAGTAACAAAACTTTTAACTATATTAGGAAAAACACGAGTTTTACCAGGTAATAAAAATACAACAAGATCTTTATTAGGAATAACATAACGTTCTTGCTTAAGCATTTCTTCAATATTGGAAATTTGGAACTTAGCACCATTAGGATATCTAAATTCAACAAGATCGTTAACTTCAATCTCTTTCGATTCAAGTCTAGCCTGAATAATCTCAAAGTAGTGATTAGGCATTAAACCGACACCACCACAAAGCATCAAAACAGTACCAGATTTAATAGTAGTACATCCAGGCAAACAAAATAAAAGTGTGTTTTTACGACACATTTTATCTGCCAATTGATCAGCATTTTGGTCAATTCCTGGACCCTGCATATCAAAAGAGATATTGTCAGAAATTCTATAGCTTTTAGGAACATGATCCTTAACTTTCATAGCCATACGACGATTAGCTTTTCTATTTTTATACCCACTCATCCCTTCAATAGAAAAGATGGTAGAAATAGCATAAAAAGCACTAGCACAAGTGCAAGCTGTTGTTAAAGCAGAAAGTAAAGGATAACGAACCAAAACGTCAGTAATCATTTTCTTAGTACTCTCAACTAATTTATAAATATAATTAATAAATTCTGAAGTTTTATCCAAAAGAAAATCATAGAAGTTCATAGAACAAATTTTATCAACAAAGGTTTGAAATTTAGGACCTAAATTCGTTAAATAATCACGAATTTTAGAATAACATGTACTAGGATCAGCATATTCAGTCCAATCATTCTTTGCGAATAAAAAGAACCTTTCAACTTGTGCCCAAGTTTGAGCAGTAAATCCAAACGAATGTAATTCTTCTGGAACAAAATCCTCAATAACATCAACATATTCAACTTTCTTAGGTTGCATAGCATCAAATTCATCCATCCAATCAAAATGTGTGGCTTCTTCACGAGCACGCTCATTAATAGCTGTAACCAAATCATTACGGCAAACTTTATTATATTCACTAAGTTTAGCCTCTTTCGATTTATAAATACGAGCACACAAATTGACAAATTGATCAAAATCTAATTGCTGGTTAACAGTACCTGTATTAGTAACATTAACACCTTCCATTATATTAAAATTCCATATATCCATGGAAATATCCATTCCTTTCTTAACTTTACGACCAGGATCACCAGGTCGAACATAAGAAAATTCTTCTTTAACCTCAAGGTCAATTATATAATCAAACCGACGAATTAAAGCTTCTTTATCATGAATGGATTCAACATTTTGAAAAGTCATCATGTTTGTAGTACAAACAATAACCTTAGAAGTAAAAATATTGGAACCTTTATCTTCCAAACTTGCCATATGAAGAACATATGGAAATTTATTAGTGCCACGAATAAGTGACATAAATTCATTATCAGCATTACCAGGAACATCAACAACTTGGCCAAAGTCATCCATAATAGTGACAAATTGACCACGATAACCATCCCAATATTCATGTTCTGTTTGACGATTGTAAACAAAACTATCAGGTTGAGTATATAACTCATGTAATCGCTCAGCTGGTAGTATTTTAGCTAAAAGTTGGTGAACAAAAGGTTTAATCATAAATGACTTACCTGTCCCCGGAGAACCACGTATCAAAATTGTCAATGGTTCAACACGACATAAGTCTGTTTTGATACATGATTGTTCAAAAGGTTTCTTTGCATGATCAAGCAAGTTCATAAAATAACGAACTTTATTCAATATAGCTGATGAATCTTTTCCAAATTTATCATATTTAAAAATAGTCATTCCCGTAATCTGAAGACGTGTAATACGATCAAAATTTTCCGAAGTAACAGAAAGTTTACCATCTTTTTCCAATGATATAACTTCCTTAACGGAATTCAACCATTCAATAACACGTGGATAAAGGATTTTATCATCAGTGCTTGGATCGAAACCAAGTAGATCTACACGAACATATTCGGTACAATATTTAACAACGGTAATAAAACCATCTAAAACAGTCATAAAACCTTCAGAAGCTTTGGGAAGCATTGAAACAAGTTTCATTAATGAAACTGGATCAAATCGCTTACCAAAAGCACCTGTTGTAAATAAATGCACAACTCCTAAAGAGAGTGTGGCAATATGTTCCCAAGGTATTGGTCCTTGAGTTTCTCCCTGTGCCTCAATTTCAGTAGGTTTTAAATAATTAATAAAACCAGAAATATAATTGGCTATTTCCAACGGGAAAGACGCTAATACCAACGGCAAAGCCGAAAATACCTTAGTGAGGTGAGCAAAATCACCCTCAGTGTAAGCTTTAAGAGCACAATAAACTACGTAAGCACTGGCCAAGCCAATTGTCATGCGCTTACCATAATCAAGAAGATTTTCAACAGTAGAAAAAGCTTCTGTAGTTTTGGCTGAAAAACCCTCAGCAAGCTCACGAAGAACTGCTATAAGGGATGTGATTTGATCACTAGTTTCCTCTCCTAATTCAAATTGGAGTGGAACAGTGGGCATACCAGGTAGAAAATCACTTAATCTAACCTGAGCCTCTAAATCTTCTTCTAAACTTGTATAATCCAAATCGGAATACAACAAGTTAAATGAACAATAATTTCTAGGACAACGATCACAATCACAATCACCAGTATGGCTAATATGAGAGTAAATAGTTGGAGCCCATTTAAACAAATTCAAAAACAAAGAAATGTCTTCATAAAGAAAACAGAAAGAAAAATCCATCTCAGGAACTTTAAAATTTCCATGAGTGGTTGCAATACGTTTAAAACAAATATTTTTGTAAGGGTTTATTAAATTTTTCATGTTTTTAAAAGTTTTAATATTTTTATGAAGATAACCATCACGGTCAACTTTAAAGAAACGTTTTGGCAAATGCCTTCTACGGAGCCACGATCGATTCGCGCTCTCAACATCAAAGTGGAAAGTAAGGAAATCATTATAATAATCCAACAAACTACCATGTCTACGAAGTGAACTTCGAATAACAGAGTTGAATGTTGGTTTATATGGATGAAATTCCAACTTACCATTATCAAATCGTACCAAACAGCATGAGATAGGTACATAGTGGCAAATACACTCCTCTTCAGCAGAGGACCAACAGAAATAAAGTCCACCTTCGAAAAAATGAACTCTAACAGGATTGGACGCAAGCACAACAATGGTGTGACAATGCGTAGTTGTAAGAATAAGTTTATCACCTCTAATTTTAAAACGATCCAGGCAAGATGAAAACCATGGAAAGCCGTTGGGGGGGTTTTGGGGGTTTACTCCGTTCAAATGAACGGCAGCAACAAAAAGTAAAGCAGGATTATAAGTCAAAGACCATTCGTCCATAAAGTGACTAAAATCATCGCTTGTTTCGAATAGCCTCATAGAAACACTTCTATAAGTGACGTCATCCGGCGAATCAGTCCAATATTCTTCAGTCAATTCAGCATTTAAGCTAGCAATAGATGGTAGTTTATACGGTGAGTTATCTTTGTTACCATGCAAAGGGATACTTCTGGCAGAATGAACTGATCCAGCAACCACAACTTTTGTATGTAAGCTGTTCATAATCCTTATGGTTTATAGAATCGTAGTGAATTGAAATTTGAAAGCAGCGACGATTAAGTTTGAGCCTGCTAAGAGACACTCAAAAATAAAACAATTTTAAATGGTGTAGAGCCTGCTAAGAGACACTCTTCTTAAGAAAAATTGATGTCACAGATCGATAAACGTCAAAAGCAGTTACGAAGCAAGGAAAATGAATTAACACTTCAAGCAAATAATAAGTACGTAGTGAGTTAAAATATAATCTGATTTATTTTAAGTCGTTGGAAAAATAT